CGGGGTCCGAGTTCCAAAGAAAGAATGAAAATGAAATTAGAGAAAAAAATGCCAATCAGTTTGAACGATCAAGTAGCTCATCCCAATCTAATATGGTCTACTCCGACAGCGAGAGATTGGAGAAGTGGGAAAGCATCGGAGAAAACTTTAGCCAAAAATACCAGACCCTTATCGGAGCAGACTGGTGGTCAATTGAGCCCGATGTGGGTAGAGTGGCTAATGGGGTACCCAAAAGGGTGGACAGACTTAAATCGTTAGGAAATAGTTTGGTGCCCCACATTCCATATTACATTGGAATGAGTATATTACAGAATACTTTGGAAGTATAAATCTACTTTTTTCATAAAGGCATCACTAGCCCTGTTAAAGTTTTCACCATTCAATTCAAATCTTTGAAAAGTTAAATCACGAGAGCACATTAACACAACACCCTGGTCAATCTCAGTGTTAAAAAGTTTGTTATGAGCCTGGGCATATGCAGCTAGTTGCATGAGATAATCCTGCACCCACTCTCTTTTCTTTGGTTTATTAGTTTGTTTAAAATCAATAATAGCAGGTCTACCTTTATATAATCCTATCATATCACTTGTGCCTGCATACTTACCAGGCATATACAAATGAACTTCTGATCCCCATATTTCATCTATGTCTTTCATTCCTTCATCTATAATTTTCTGTGCCATCTTTTCTGCTTGCATTCCTATCGCAGAAAGATCTTTGTATCCTTTTCCTTTGACATATCTTTCTATATACAAATGTAAAGCGGTTCCTATTTGACTTGCTTCATTCATTATTTTATCGGCAGCTGCTTCACCTACCTTTTGTCTCCATTGACGAATACCGCTTTTATCTTTTGTCTTAGAAAGTATTGTAGTTACAGATGGTAAGCTTTCACCTTCAGGTGTTAGGTAAGTTCTTGTTTTACCGTTTTGTTGCTCTAGTTTTTTATATAAAAATTTTTCTACTATTTGCATTTAAAAAGGACTGTTAAAACCAAAATAAAATTGAGGATTGTTTATATCTTGCATCTTCGCTCCAAGTTGCATAGGCATCTCAAAACCTAGTTTAGATCCCGGTGTCTTTGGATCATAGCCTGTAAATAAACTAAGAAGACCCTCTATCGGTCTAATATTTACACTAGTATCAAGAGTAGGTGCTCCATCTCCAAATGTAATTTGATTCATCATTTGACCTACTCCAGGAATATCAAAATTTTCATCTCTAGAAAGAGTCGCTGTAACATTAGGACTAGCTTCATTCATAGGACTAGAAAAACTAAGTCCTGCTATCCCAGGTAGTTGAGTATTAGCAAATAAATTACCTGCTCCTTCTAATAAATCTACATTCATACCTAAATTAATAGGTTGCCCACTAGGAAGAGATCCTATGCCTCCATACAAATTTAAATTAAAGGCGTCTTGTGTTTCAGATCCAGGATAAAATCCTTTTTGACCGGAAATGGTTATTGGTAAATTTTTTGTGGTAAACTTAATACCCGGTAAACCAAGTTGAGATTGTATTAAATTATTATCGTATTGTATAAAAGGTGTTTGCCCATAATCAAAAGGTATACCATAAGTTATTTCTCCACCTTTCTTTGGAGTAGACTTTGTTCTTTTTCCTCTAACACCTCTAGCCATTGTTATGATGCTAAGCTGGCCATTGTATCTGACATGCGTTTTGCGCGATTGGGGGTTTGCTTGGCCCAACGCGAATCGAGCATCTCAGCCGCTGCTGTTTTGTAATCTGGTGGTGTCTTATCTTTTAGCGCGGACCACATGTTGCGGAACTTACTAACGCCTGTTTTCCCAAGCTGAAACACCATCTCTACCAATATTTCTTTACAATGATCATGAACTGTGTATTCACCTAGTAATTCTTCTGCACCTGATATCGCATTTTCTAAATCTTTTTCTAATATCTCCATGAGAAATGATTCTTCATACTCTTTATCATCTTCCCAAAAATCTTCCACGCAGAGATGTCCTACTCCCACAGTTCTTTTTCCTAACGTGTCTAGGTATACCTTGTTGCGGTAACCTTCATTATGACGTACAGACGCCAAAAGTCTTTCCATATTCATTATTTATTTCCTTTCGCTGACAATCCACTCAATGGATTATTTAATGCTTTATTGATTTGTAGATCCAGGTTTTCTTCAATAATTTTTAATTCATTCATGACTTCTCTGGTATCTTCTTTTTGTCTGTCTTCCACGTCATTTACAATTTCGGTAACGTGACGAACGTCTTGCTCCATATTGCGTAAATCCGTTTTAAGATCGTCTTTAAGTTCTCTTGCGGTGGAGGCTACTATTTCTATCTCACCGAGTATTAAATCTAATTCACTCTTCATTCCTTGTATTTGTTGTCTAATTAAATCTAATTCACCTTTTGTTTCTGTTTCTACAATAGAAATCTTTTTATCAAAACCGGAAAGGTCCGGTTCGGTATAAGCCTCTATCTTTGCAGACATATCTTGAAATTGTTTGAATGCCTCAAAACCACCATACAATACACCCACAGCACTACTTAATGCAATGATGATTGCCATCATTTTTCCTCCTTTGAAGGAAATTCCGCCTATATTTACCTCTGCCACTGTGAGTTCACCATATCATCTATTGTTTGTTGTTGCGCTATGTCAAATAGAATACCATATTGATCCTCTATTGTCTTGTTTAAATATTCATTGACATTCGTATCAACAATGGTTGATTGTGCATCAAAGAATGTTTTAGTATTACCAAGTATTTGCATGACAATCAATGTTTTCATTTGATTTGACTCGTCATATCTAGCTTTATCATCAATTTTTTTCACTATTTTTGTAGCAGCTTTTTCTTTAGAAGAGGGTTCTTTTACAGGTTTTTCAGGTTCTTCTGTCTCTTCCTGTTGTATATCTTCTTGTTCGGAACTATCTTCAGTTTCCACAGTGGGCTCCTCAGTAGTTTCGCTATCGGGTTCGGTTGTTTCTTCTTCTGTTGGTTGTTCATCTGTTGTTTCTTCTACTTGCACCACTTCTATAGATTCTTCCATTTCCATTTCTAATTCCATTTCCATTTCAGCTTCAATTTCAACACTAGCAATTTCTGGTTCCGGTAAATCTAATTCAAAATCCATTTCAAATTCTTGTACTTCTAACTCTACAGTTTCATATGATACTTCCTCAGGCTGTGATTCTATTGGTGCAAAATCTATATCACCTGCATCATCTACTATAACGTCATTAAATTCAAATACTTCTTCTACAAAATCTAATTCAGTGGGATCAAAAATATCTAAATAGTATATCTCTTCTAATGTAGTTATCTGTTGTGTAATGATTGTATTGATAACATTGTAAAATACATTAATGGTAACATCATCAAATAGTGGTCCAATGGCCAAGTTTATATCTCGACCACCCACTTCAACAGTAATTTTGTTTAGTACACCACTGAAATCGAAAGTCCCGTTATAAGATTGGTAACCGGATGATACTCCAGACTCAGACAAGATGTCAGTGCCTGAAAAGACTGAAGTAGTTCCATTAAATCCTGAAACGTGCATGTATATTCTATCTTGAGCATCTCTTTTATCTACTTCAATCGTGTATTTAACCTGGCCACCTTTATCTATTTCTAAATCAGATATGTCAATGTTTTGTATTATAAAGGTGGTGCCCATTCCTGACACACCCATCGTAGATGTACTATTGCCAGATCCTGTAATCTGTGCACATTTATCAGAACCTAAAGCATAACAAGAGTTACCACTAGGCATAGTTGCAGAACCTTGACCTCCCCAGTCTACATCCATATCTCCTTCATCTCCTGTTCCAACATAACCATTAGAACCATCTAGAATATCTCCTGAGTCTTCGTTAGTGACTGTTGTCGTTGTAGTGGTGGTCGTAGTTGTTGTCGTTGTAACTATTTGTGTGCCTTGATCTTCTTCAGTTATGACAACACTTTCTTCTTCTGTGATTGTAACTCCTGGTGTACAAAGACCTTCTACATCAGGTAAACAGGTATCTGCTTTAGAAGATAAGGAGACCAGTAGTAATAATAAACAAAGTTTTAAAAAATAAAGCATTGTCTGCATCACTAAACTCCTTGGGTTCTGGTTTGTTAGCTTGAACGTATTCTGTTTTGTATTTACTTCCGTCTGGTATTTCATCTGGATTATCAGTCCAATATTGAGCTGCCTCAGCACCGATAGAACCTCGTGCAGGGCACGGAGTCCCAGCATCGGTCATTGCGTCCCAGACACGAGCGTCTTGACAGAGTATAGATACTGCCGCAACCTTCATACCATAGGCATACATGGATCTAGATAATTTTAATTTTTGACACAGCTCATCGTCAATGACCACGCCTGTAGCTAATCCTACAATATTATTTTGCACACTAGCTCCCACACCAACTTTACATATATCACTGTTCGAATTGATTATGGAAGGTGCATTGGCCGTAGGTGGTGTAGAGTTGGTCACAACCGTGCTCGACACGGTATTTGTCTCAGCGTGAGATTTTTTTGAAAAACCTAAACCAAGAACTAATGTAATCATGAGAATAGAACATAACCATATGAACCACTCTTGTTTTATTTTTTTAAAATATTTTTCACAAAATACAACAAACTTATAAAATAGTATTTCAACTGAATACATAACAACTAATCGACCTTACTCATAGACCTAATAAATTCGACACCCTCTATAGTTTCAATTTGTGCTTCAACTTTTGCACAAGATACTCTTGCAGTATCAGATTGCATATTGCGTTCAATGATTCTTTTTTTCTCAAGGCAATCTTTAACACCATCAGTTACAGTATGTTCAATCATAGTACCACCTGAAAATAAAATTAAAGCTATAATTACTTTAGTTACCATTTGCTCTTACCTTATCTTTTAATTTTTCTATATCTCCTAATGCTTTTTCCATATCGGCTTGTAATCTCATAATATTTACTTTGTTATGTGCCATGTTTTCTAAATCTTCTGACATACCTTCTACTTGTTCTGATACAAATTCTAATAGCATAAACTGTTCTTGGTCTATAGGT